GACGGTGTTTTGTCCGGGACAGAGGTGTGTTGCGAATTTGTCCGGTTGTCTGTCCGCAGACATTTGTCTTATTTAGACTTAAAAGGCAGCGTAGATTTCCCCTTTGTCTTTTCAGAGACAGAGGCAAACAAGGCGCTTACCTTTTTCAAGATGATTAAGCACACGTCCGGCAAGCTGGCCGGAACACCGTTTAACCTTCAGGGGAACCAGGCCTTTAAGGTTGCTATGATATTTGGTTGGCGTAGGATTGAAAACGGGAAAGACGCGGGGCGTAGGTTCACACAGGTGTACATTGAGGAAGCAAGGAAGGGTGGGAAATCTCAGTTTGCGGCGGCGGTTGAATTGTATTGTGGTTTGTGCGAGGGTGAGGAAGGGGCAGAGATTTACACAGCAGCTACCACACGCGACCAGGCCGATATGGTTTTTTTGGCGGTGAAGAAAATGGCTAAGTATCTTACTCAGGATAGCCAGTACATGCGAAAAGCTATTAAAGTAATGGCCAATAGCGTGGTATTGGAGCCAACGGATAGTTTTATCAGGAAGGTGAGCGCGGATGCCGGAACATTGGACGGGCTTAATCCGCATTGTGCTGTTATTGACGAGTACCACGCCCATAAAAACGACCATGTAAAAGGCGTAATGCAAACTGGTATGGGTTCCAGATCAAACCCGCTTTTGTTGATTATCACAACGGCGGGCTTCAACAAGGATTACCCCTGCTACTCAGTAGAACGAGCAAACGCGGTGGAGGTGCTGAAGGGTAACAGAAAGCAAGATAACCTGTTTGCTATTATTTTTACTTTAGATGAAGGGGACGACTGGCAGGACCCGGCGGTTTGGAAAAAGGCTAACCCCAATTTAGGTAGCACCCCAACTGTTAACTACTTGCAGGATCAGGTACAGGACGCACTAAACAAGGGAGCATCTACGCGGGTGCAAGTGCTTACAAAAAATTTCAATGTTTGGTTAGACACCCCAAAAATCTGGATACCTGAAGAAGATGTAAAGGCGGCCATGCAGCCTATTAGCATGGATGACTACGCCGGGCAACCGTGTTATGTTGGCATTGACTTAGCAGCGACAAAGGACGTAACGGCGGCGGCTTTCTTTTTCCCGGCCTACGGTGACAGACCGGCGGCATTGTTCACCCGGTTTTGGTTGCCAGAGGAAACGGTAAAAAAGCGGGTGGATGATACAAACTATTTGGATTGGGTACACGATGGGCATATCATATCTATTCCAGGCAATGTAGCTGACTATGCGTATATACGGGACTATATCTGTAAAGTCCGGGAAACGCATAACGTGCAAATGGTTTCCTATGACCAGTGGAATAGCGTTCAAATGATGACAGAATTAACGGCTGAAGGGTTTAACACTCAGAGGTGCTACCCCAACTTCAGAGATCAAACAGAGCCTACAAAGTGGCTGGAAAAAGCTATTTTGGCTGGAAATATTGTAATGAATGACAACCCCGTTCTTTTATGGATGTTCCGAAATGTTGTACTTGACTTTGATTCAAGTGATAACATAAAGATAAACAAGGACAAGAGCGCGGATAAGATAGACGGGGTGGCGGCTTCCATTATGGCCATTTTTGGATGGCTTACCAAACCACAGCAACAAACGTCTTATCTTTTAGAAGATGGGGCAGAACTTTTAAAAATTTGAAACATGGAGAACCTGTTTTTTTTAATTGCGGATATGTGCTTGCTTATTGTTGTCTACAAACAATACAGGCAAATAAACCATTTATCTGATCAAATTTCAAGAATAATTGATTTTGAAAGATCACTTTTGGAGTACATCAAAAAACACGTTTAATGCCCATCTACCACTCAAAGAAATTTAGGGAAAGCTCGTTAGCCCATCAACTTTTGGATGGCCTGATGGGCTTGGAGATAGGCGGCGCTGCCCACAATGCGTTTGGCCTGGATACGCTAAACGTTGACCGTTTCCCCATTGGAAGCCCCGGACATAAAGCCTACGCAGAGGAACAAATAAACCTATGCGGCGAGGTTATGCCGGTTGACATAGTTGCCCCGGGTGACAAAATCCCGGTAAAGGATCAAAGCTATGACTTTGTAATTAGTAGCCATGTGATAGAGCATTTTTACGACCCGATTGCGGCAATAAAGGAATGGCAGCGCATTGCCCGGCAGTATGTGTATATCATTTGCCCACACCGCGACGCATTGGAATCAGACAGGGATAAGCCATTGACTGAACTATCTGAGCTATTGGACAGGCACAAAGTCGGGGCGAATATTGAAGCAACTGACGACCATCATTCCAGGTGGACACCTGACAGCTTTTTGAAAATGTGTTCCTGGATTAACCACGGCACGCAGTGGAGTGTGGTAACTTATCAAATTAACGATGATAAAGTGGGCAACGGCTTTACGGTTGTATTGGGGAAATGAACGATAAAATGGTAATACAGATAGGCAATAAAGCCATTGAATGCACGGGTTTTATTGGCCCCGTTACCGATGCAGATGTGGGATTTTCAAGTGTTGGATACAATAACATAGTAACAGGATTTATTGGCCCCGTTACTAATATTCAGCATTTTGACAATGGCACTACCTTTATTACTATTTTTGAATCACACACTGCCACAATAGATACAAATAAATTTCCCGAATGGCTAAAGGTTGGGGTTCGGATTGAGGTTGATTTTATTTTGCGAAAAATTATACTGATTGAAAATGATTAAGTGTTTAGTGATTGAAAACACCGGAATGAACGCGGTTACATGGTGGAGGTTTTTTAGACCATTTGCCGAAATTAAAAAACAGTACCCCGGAAAGTTTGACTTTGTGTTTAAGGGTACAAAGCGATTGGAAGCCCCGGATATATACGGCGCTGACGTTGTTATCCTGAGCAGGCCAAACGACCCGGAAACATTGGAAGTGGTGAAACGGATTAAGGATATAGGACTTGCCAAGATTATCTATGATTTGGATGATGCGATTACCAACTTACCCCCATACCACGACCAATTTGCCTACCACCGGGCAAGAACGCATATTGCCCATGAATTTTTTAACCTTACTGATGCTTTTTGGGTATCTACGGATGCGCTACGGTATGAGGTTGGGGACTTGAATCGGGCGCTGGTTATTCCAAACGCGGTTTACCCGTGGGATTTACCACATGAGGCGGCCCCGGATAGAGGTATATGGATGTGGAGGGGTAAGGGTATGCAAAAAGAGGATGTTTACCAGGCTGGGGTTGAGGTGTACGAACAAATCAAAGACAAGGCGCGGCAGTGGGTGTTTTGGGGGTGTCTGCCCAATATTGCCCACGGTGGTAATGTGCAGGTACATGAGTACGAAACAGACACACAAAGCTACTTTGCCAAACTAAAGCGGGCCGGTTTTAACGGCGTGTGGAAACCTTTGGTGGAGTGTCATTTCAATGACTGCAAAAGCAATATTTCATGGATAGAGGCTACAATGTCTGGCGGTGTGTGTTTGACTAACTACGCGGGGAAATTAGCGTGGGAAAACGCGGTTAGTGAGTTCCCCACGTATGACGAAGCGGTGGAGGTGTGGGCGAAAAGTAAGGCACGGATTGAAGAAGATTTTAACTTGTTGGATACAGCGCGGCAACGTGCGGAAAGTCTGGAAGCGGTATTGAATAACGCGACAGTAAGAATGTGACCGAAAAATTAAAGAGAGGGAGGCAACCGGGGCCGCTTCACCCCATGCCGATGCGGGATTTTTGGATACTTTTTTTGGAGCAGTTGCCAGAGTGCGGGGGTGTATTTGACGCTTATCAAAAAGCGGAAATAATTGTTCTTGAGATATACGGGCGGCGGCGTTTTAGGAGTTACGCAGCTTTCAGGATAGCAAAGTTGAGATTTTACAGGATACGAAAAGAAAAGCGGCCACGGGATTAGCTCGGGCCGCTTTTCTTGTTATTTAAAACTTATTTAGTCCAAATAAACGCTTATATTTTTGCAACCAAACACATTTGGTTTGCGGATTTTTGGTTACGAAATAAATATTAGCCGGGATAAAAGACAGCTTACCCCGGTTCCAGGTACAGGGCCGTCCGGGTGGGGTTCTTATTATGATTCCATCTTTACGGGTGAGGGTGTGATAACCCGCCAAAAGGCTTTATCTGTCCCTTCAGTATTCGCAGCCGTTGACGTTGTTTCCCGGACATTGGCCTCCATGCCATTTGCCCCGTTCCGCAAAACAGAGGCGGGTTCAGAGCCTGCCGTGGGGCATCCATTGTGGGCGATGGAAACAATAGAGCCTTCGCCGTTCCACACAGCTTTCAACTTTCGCCGCGATATGTTTGCCGATGCATGTTTCGGCAATGCATACGCCAAAATCAGCTTTAAGGGCAATGGCCGGGCGTACAAGCTGGAAAGGCTTGTACCTGAAGATGTCTACATATACCAAAACGATGCCGGGGCGCTGTTCTACGTGGTTAACCGTCGGATAGGCACACAAACCAGGCAGGAAGTTCTTTCAGAATACGAGGTTTTGCACCTCCGGGGCATGACGTTGGATGGCTGGCAGGGCATTGACATTGCAAACAACTTCAGCTCGTCCCTGGGTATGTCTATGTCAGCTACGCGGTATGGGCATAACTTCTTCGCCAATAATGCCGCAATAGACGGCATCGTATCATTTCCGGGGCCACTTCCAAACGGGGGCCGGGAAGCGGTAGAAAAGAAAATACAGAAAAATCATTCCGGGGTTACAAACGTGGGTGGGCTTATGGTGCTGGATATGGGGGCTTCCTATACCAAAATAGGCACAGACCCGCAAAACGCCATGCTGAACGAAACCAGGCAATTTCAGTCCTATGAAAGTTGCAGGATTTTCGGCGTACCGGCCCACATGATCAACGTACTTGACCGATCCACTTTCAACAACATTGAAATGATGGATAACGGCTTTGTCAAGTATTGCCTAACCCCGTGGGCAGAGCAATTCGAGGGTGAGCATAACGTCAAACTTCTTACAAGCGATGAAAAGTACAACGGTACGGTTTTCCACCGCTTCGA